GGTCGGCACAGATACGGCCGCGGCTCAAAAGGCGGCTGCACTCCCCTCGCCCATTGTTGAGATTGAGACTGGCCCTACAGAGGAACCTGCATAATGACTCGCAAAGTGATGAGACTGTTAATGAGACAACAGAGTAGAGCCACTATACATAAGAGTCATTGTATCGACTTATGGAGGGGGGGCGGGGGTCTTGGCTTTCAGATTTTTTCAATCCCCCCAACCGCTTCGGTCTCCCGAAATTTTTAATAAAAACCTTATGATCAAAGACATCCTCACCCGCGCTAAGTCCACCATTAGCCAAACCGTCAGTCAACCGACAGAGAAACCTGCCGACAAGCCCATGCAGCCGCCTCTTAGCCCCAAGGAGCAGGCCGAGGCGGCCGCCGCCAAGGCTGGCTACAGTGCCGGCGATGAGGTCGGCGCGGTGATATGCAAGCATCAGCCCGCTCGCCACCCTCGCCTGCTGTTTGTCGAGGTGCCCGACTGGGGTCAGCCGGTGCGCTGCTGGGTGAAAGACGCGCAGAGCTGGCTGCCGTCGAACCCGCCGCACAACCGCCTCAAGGCTCGTTACACCGGAATGGCCTCGGTGGAGGGTGATCTAGTGTTTGAGAGTGCCGATGTGAGCCGCAAATCCCGCCTACTGAAAGCCCGATGAGTGTCGCCGCTACCAACTACGTCTGGACGCAGTCGCCTGCGGAAGGCGCCGATAGGCTCGTTCTGCTGGCTCTGGCCGACTTTGCCGACGAGGAGGGCAACTGTTTTGGCTCTTGGGGCAAGCTGGAGGAAAAGACCCGGCTGGCCCGCGCCACTGTGGCCCGCTGCCTGCGTCGCCTGCAAGACCGCGGCGAGCTGATCATGGTCGAAAAGGGCCACCGCAAGCTGGCCGGCGATGGTGCTGAGGCGTCGATTTGGAAGATTCCCGGAGTGGCAAACGAGATGGGTCTCAGAATGAGACCGGTCTCAGAAAGAGACCCAAGTAGTGTCAGAATGAGACCCAAGTGGTGTCAGAATGAGACCCCAACTATAAGTAACATAAAGGAACGTAATAAAGGCGCTGACGCGCCCGCTCCGGCGACTGCGTCGCCTTCGCTCCCTTCTTCTTCCCCTAAACGTCCCTCGCCCCCGAAATTCGACCCAGCATCTTTGCCCCTGCCTCATGGTCCGGGGTTAGCGCGTGCTTGGGCGGAATTTGCACAGCATCGCAGGGAAATCAAAGCGCCGCTCACCCCGACCGCGGCCAAGCGCATCGTGGACGATCTGGGAGCCGTCAATGAGTCCATCGCCGTCGAGGCTTTGCGCAAGAGCGTCAAGCACGGCTGGCGGGGCGTGTTTATCGACCGCCCTGCGGAAGCCCCTAAGGTTGTCCCCATGCCGACCGGCCCGCGGCAGCCCTCGGCGGCCGAGCGCCGGATGCTGGATATGGAGCAAAAGATGAGAGGAGCAGCATGACAAAACAACTTTCAGCCTGCCGGAAGGGAGAAATCAGCGAGACGCTGTTTATCGCCGGCGCGATGGTCAACGATTGGGAGATTTTTACGCCCTTCGGTCACGCTCAGACAGCCGACGTGTTGCTCACCCGGGATGGCGTCCGACCGATTGCCGTCCAAGTGAAAACGGCCACGCTCGACCGCGGCGCTTACCACATATCGGTTAGGCGCAATTCTGGTGGCCAAAAGGCCCGCCCTTATGAGCAGCACGATTTTGACGTGTTGGCGGCCTACCTACCGGATCGCAATCAGTTTGTCTTTTGGACATTTGAGGACATCCGCAGCCGATTGACTGTGCGCTACAACCCAACCCGACACCGTAAACCCAATAACTGGGAGTTGCTCGACGACGTCGCAGAATCGCTAACATTTTTTGGGCCTAAGACAGTCAGTGTCCTACCCCTCGCCGTATAAAACTCTTTATATCCATGAAAAAAGCCAAACCCACCCCGAAGAAAGCCGTCGCCCCGCGCCGGAAAAACCAGCAACTCACCATTAACAACGAAGCCGTCATTGATTTATTTGATGATGCTATCAGCAGCATGGCGGCATTGCGCGCGGTGTTCATTTTTCTAAACGGACAGGAGGAAGAAAAATGACCACGATGAACGGCAAGACGCTGAAGCTCGAAGACGGCACCGCCGGCGTGCCGTATATTTACCACTTGCAGGTGCAGCGTGCGTGCGACCGGTTTCTGGTCTCGCGTGGCCTAATGCCGCCGCCAGAGGCCCGGAAGAGTGCGTGGCTTTTCAGCAAAAAGATTCGCGTGCGATGAGCCTTCGCTACGAGCAGCACCGCGCCTTGCGCAAAAGCCGCGACCTTTTGGGGGACCTGCTAAACCCGCAGAGGCGCCCGAAGACTATCGGCGAGCTGAAGCGGCGGGCGAGCGAGGCGTTGCACCACTTTCCATTTTTGGACGAGCGCGGGCGCCCGATGTTTAGCGACGACGATTTTACCGAGGAAACAAAATGAGCGACACGCCCGAAACAGACAACCTAGCACGGGGAAACCATGTGGTTCCAACCGAGTTTGCACAGCAAATGGAACGTGAGCGGAATGAAGCGCGAGCCTATGCAGACAAATTAGCCGATGGATTACCAGATGGAATGCTTCCAAAGGACGTTGAAAACTTGCGGAACGCCAACACGGGGCTTGCGGAGGATTTGCACATGGCGCAGCAAGAGCGGGATGAACTCCGTCGAGAGCGCGATGAAGCGCTGGTGTTGGCCGGCGGGGCGAGCACGCTGCGTGAGTTGGCCAATTTGCACGTCGAGGCGTTGCTGTGTTGGAGCACGGCAGAGCGCGAGCGCGACGAGGAAAGGGCGATAACCTTTCGCCAAGCTGATTGTATCGAAGAACTGGAGAGCGAACGCGACCAATGGCGGGAGTGTGCGGAGATGCTGTCTGTTGCACTCAAGGAATTGGGCGGAGGCGACCTTCCTGATTATGCGGAGTTTGTTTTAAGCTGCTATCACAAACTAAAGGGGGCGGCGAAATGAGTGCAGGCAAGGGCGACACGCCGCGGCCGGTGAATGGCCGCATATACCGTGCCAACTACGAGGCCATTTTCGCGCCGAAATACCCCGACTGGATTTGCGCGCCGTGCGGACGCGCCTATGGTCGCCGACCGGCGGGTAATTCCTACGGCGCGACGTATCACCCGGGCAAATGCGGTGTCTGCGGTGAGGCCACGGAGGTCACCGAGCCGCGGGACTGGGGGCATCTGGATTGGCCCCTTAAAAAAAAGGCTTGCAGTGTCCAAGAATGTCCAGCATTGTCTAACAACACCGGGGGCCACACCGCAGCACCGAACGACCCCCGATGAACCCACACGACGAACAAGCCCTGCGCGAACAATGGCCACACCTTGCCGAACATTTTATTGCCGTGGACGCCGCTTGCGAGCGCTGGCTGCAGCACCGCGGGGAGCTGCGACGACGGAGGAACGCGAATGAGCGCCGTCGTGTGTGTCATAATCCTGCTGACGCTGGCCGTGATGGCGCTGGCGATCAACGACCACAATGACGGAGGGATGGCTTAAATGAAACGCACCATACCGAACAGCCCCGATACCGAAGCCGCCGTGCTGGGTTCGCTCCTGCAGGAGCCGAACATGGTCGACGAGGTTGCCGGCTTGAACGCCGAGTTGTTTTTCACTCCCGCCCACGCGCAGATATTTTCGACGATCCGCGATATCCGCGCCACGGGAGGCGTGCCAAATGTCATTGCAGTCACGCAAGTTCTCGACGCCAACCATCGCTTGGAATTTGTCGGCGGCGCCGGAGCACTGATGGACATGCTCTCCAAGTCGGCCGGCGGCCCTGCCGCGGTCGAGTATCACGCGCAGACGCTCCGTGATCTTTATGCGCGCCGCCGCATCTTGGAGGCGTCGGCCGCATTGCAGTCCGCGGCCTCCGACATGTCCCAGCCGGCCGACACCGTGTTGCAGGAGGCTGGCGAGAGCGTGCTGTCTTTGAGCCTTGGCCAGCCGACCGACTCCATGCGACCGGCCAGTGCAATCGTGCCGGGACTGCTTGAGGAGCTGGAAAAACTGAGCACCCCAGGACAAAAGCTCGGCGTTGAAACCGGCTTCAAAGCCTTCGACTACATGACCGGCGGACTGCGCGGCGGCCAGCTGGCTATCGTTGCGGGGCGTCCGGCGATGGGTAAGAGCGCTTTCATGCTCAACTGCGCCGAAAACATGGCGCGCCGTGGTGTTCCGGTGCTGTATTTCTCGCTTGAAATGCCGGCCAACGAGCTGGCTGCGCGTGTTGTGCTCGGGCGCGCCGAGACCAACATCGAAGTCGTGCGCAACGGATTCCTTGACCACCCGACCAAGCTGCGCATTGCCGACCGCGCGGCCGAGTTTGCCGAGGAGCCGCTGTTTGTGGACGACCGTGGCGGGTTGACCATGCTCGACATCCGCGGCCGCAGCCGCTTGGCCGTGCGACGCTGGGGCGTCAAAGCGATTTTCGTGGACTACCTCCAGCTTGTCACCCACATCGGCGCGCAGAGCCGCGAGAACGAGGTTGGCTTTGTATCCCGCGGCCTCAAAAGCATGGCCATGGAGCTGAACGTTCCGGTTGTAGCCGCCGCCCAGGTCAATCGTAAGGCTGAGGACAGGTCGGACAACCGCCCCAAGATGTCCGACCTCCGGGAGTCGGGCAGCATCGAGCAGGACGCGGATTTGGTCTGTTTGGTGCATCGTCCTTGCTATTACGCGGTGGACCAAGAGCAGGAACCCGACCCGCAGGACGCCGAGCTGCTCATCGCCAAGCACCGCGCCGGTGCGACCGGCAAGGTCAATCTGGTTTGGCGCCCCCGGTTCACACGCTTCCAAGACGCCGCGCTTGGCGGGCGCACGACCGACGGCACCGATGTGTTTGCCCCGAGCAAGAAACTCTGGGAGGCGCTCAATGAATAGCCGCGCGAAAGGCGCCCGCGGAGAACGCATGTGGCGCGACGAGCTGCGCGAAGCCTTCGGCGATTCCGGTATCCGCCGCGGACAGCAGTTCAGCGGACTTGGGGATTCGCCGGATGTCGTTTGCCCGTGCCTGCCGGACTTCCACTTTGAGGTCAAGTTCTGCCAAGTCGTGAAGATCCGCGACTGGATGGCTCAGGCCATCCGCGACGCCAAGGCCAAGCTCTTCCCGGTCGTTGCCCACAAGCGCAACGGCGAGGGGTGGCTCGTCACACTGCGCGGCGAGGATTTCCTCACTATCGTCCGCCGCTCCGATTTTCTTAACCAACCAACACAACCAAATGAATAAAACCATAACCACACCCGCCGGCATCGCCCGGTATCCCCACCTCAACCGCCCCGACACCAAGTTCGACGATATCGGCGTTTACAGCGTCAACTTGGAGATGTCCGAAGACGACGCCGCGCCCTTCATCGAAGCGGTGGATGGCGTCTTCACCGAGTTCCTCAACGAGAAAAAGCGCGAGCTGAAGAAAGACAAGCTCAAGCTCCACGCCTTTCCGTGGGAAACCAACGACGGTCTGGTGCAGTTGAAGCTCAAGGTCAAGGCCATGGGCAAAGACAAGGCCGGCGAGACCTACAGCCGCGCGCCCAAGCTCTTCAATGCCTCCGGCGAAGTCATCACCGACAACATCGGCGGTGGCAGCAAGCTCAAGGTCGCCGTTGTCCCCTACTGCTGGTACACGGCCAGCCTTGGCGCCGGCATCACGCTGCAGCCGAAGGCGGTGCAGGTGCTTGAACTCGTCACCTGGGGCGACGGCGGCAGCGCGGCGGCCTACGGCTTCGACACGGAAGAAGCCCCGCGCGCCTCGGCCAAGACCGGCACGGACGACAAAGACATTGAGTGGTAGTCGTTATGCCCACCAAACGCACACCACGCAGCACCAAGGGCAAGGCGGGGAAACCCGCCAAGCCCGCGGAGCCGGATCGCTTCACCGAGGACGGACGCAAAATCGTACGTCTTGAGAAGACCCGCGCCCACCAGAAGTATCCGCTCAAAGACGGCACCGAAGTCCCCGGCGCCAGCACCATCGCCAAGATTGGCGAGGACACAAGCGGACTCATTCATTGGGCGTGGAAGCTCGGCATGGAGGGCCAGGACTACCGGAAGGTCCGCGACAAGGCGGCCGACATCGGCACCGTGGCGCATTTCATGATTGAGTGCTTTTTGCACAACCACGAGCCGGATCTGAGCGAGTTCAGCCCTGCGGACGTAGAAAAAGCCACCATCGCGTTCAACAACTTCCGCCGTTGGTGGGATGCTGAAGGTCTCACCGTCATTGAGCCGGAAGTGCAGCTAGTCTCCGAGGAATATCTCTTCGGCGGCACCATCGACGCGCCAAGCCGCGACCGTGACGGCAAGATCGTCCTTCTCGACTGGAAAACGAGCAACGCCATTGTTGGATCGCACAAGGTTCAGTTGGCCGGCTACGAGCAGTTGTGGAACGAGAATCGTCCCGACATGAAGATTCAGCGTCGGGCCATCGTCCGCATCGGCAAAGAACGTGCCGGCGACTTCGAGGTGTCCGACATCTTCAGCATTGAGCACTACTGGAAAGTCTTCCAAGCCCGCCTCGCTCTCCACTACGCGCAGTTGTCGTTGAAGAAAGCCGCATGAAAAAGAAAACCGAAACCTATTGGGTCATCGACACCGAGGCTCCGGGCGAACACGAAGGAAGCCGCAGCGCCTATGGTCCGTTTAAGTCACACGCAGCCGCGGCCGCATTTCTTGTGCGTGACGCCGGCACTTTGTTAAGGGCGTCAGACGAAGATTTGCGCCATATCGACGCCGAGACGTGGGCCGCGCCCATGCACATCTGCAAGGTAGTTGCCGCCGTTCAGCAGGTGCCACAAATCCGCATCGATGTCCACTTGAAGAAAGTGGCGCCCGAAGCCCGTTACCAGAAGGCCGCCTAATGTCCACCGCCACCGCCCGCCAGTTTACCGTCAGGGACCGCACGTTTGGTTGTATTGTGCGGTTCAGCATCACCCCCCAGCTGGAGGTGAGCAGGCGGGCGTGTGTGCGGTGGCTGCGCATTGATCCCGACATCGGCGAGGATGGCGAGTGGTGCTTTGGTTACACCTGCAGCCACGGTAACGCTGCGTTTGTCCACCTTGAGCGATACCCCGAGGGCGAAAACGCCGGGGCGCTGGTGCATGAGCTGGTCCATGCGGTGAACGGGTTTATGCGGCACCTCGGCACCGTGGACGAAGAAACCCAAGCCTACCTCATGCAGTTCTTTTATCGGGAGGCTATCAAACGACTTAAAAAATGAGCACCTACCTCATCGCCGCGGTCGGCATCGCGTACGCCTTTGTGGCCCTCGAAATGTTGGGCCAAGATCGCTACGCGCTTGCCCTTGTCTGGGGCGGCTATGCCGTCGCGCAGATCGGGCTGTGGGTAATTTCCTTCAAATGAGACACGCAGAATACATCCTATCCAAAGCCAACGTCGCCGTGTGCGGCGACAGAAACGACAGCTATGGTCCTCCGACCGAGGACTTCCGCACGCAGGCCGCCATGTTCAGCGCCTACCTGTCGCGCACCAATGGCCGTCCGGTGATGGTCACGGCCAGCGACATCGCCGCGCTGATGTGTCTGGTAAAAATTGCCCGCCAAGCGCACGCACCGAAACAGGACAACTGGGTAGACCTCGCCGGCTATGCCGCGTGCGGGGCCGAGTGCGATGCGGAGGTATGACGGACTACAGCATTATTACACCGGAAATCGCCGAAATCGACAAGCAGATCACGCTACTCAAGAGCAAGCGTGAGCGCCTGCTGGCGAAGGAAGCGAGCAAGAAGGCTAAATCGCTGGCGGCCGAGATCGCCAAACGCAAACAAACGAAATGATTTCAAATCTGCAGGCACAATCGGGTTCTTGCCGGCGTTCCATGTGGTGTGGCGCCGCGGAGCAAACCGGGATGCCCAGCCCCACGGAGCAAGACCAGTGGGGCGCCTGCACATACTTTGGTGGAGTGTCGATCGGTCGGGCACCGTATGGTGTTCCGTCCGCGTCCAGATGCGAGCTGATCACTCGGCTCCACCTAGCTGCGGTCATTGAGGGCATCAATGTGAGTAAAGCGTTCCGGCGGGTTCGCATCACGGGGATGAGCGACCTGAGCCGTAGCTCCATTGTGCCCGCCAACGCCTCTGCTTGCATGCGCAACATGGACCTGAATCAACAGGTTTCGCCCATGGG